AAAGAAATTTGCACAAGGATGAGCAGCCCACTTTGTCCGTTTTGTTTGAATTGCCTCCGGCTCCCGCTTATCTGGGAACATACGGAATTAAGGAGTGGGATCGAACTGGTCCCGCACTGGTAAAAGCAAAGATGCTTACTGAGAGTGATCTCCCCGCATTCCAAGCCTATTGCATGAATATTGATTTATTGATTCAAGCACAATTAGACATTCAAGCTAACGGAATGCAGGTAATGGGGCACCGAGGCTGGGTACGTAATCCAGCAATTGCCGCTTTCGGGCAGGCAAGCACCGCGATTCGGGGATTTGTAAGCGAATTCGGGCTCTCTCCGAGTGCGAGAAGCAGAATCCGTATTCCTAAAGACGATCAGGATGTTCTAGGACTTCTGCTTAATGACGATGATGAAGAAACTTTTGGTGAAGAATTGTAGGAGATGATTTCGATGCCCGGAAAGAAAATGAAGAGCATCAAGAATCCTAAACAGTACGAAAAACTAAAGAGTTTGGGTTACAGCAAGTCAAGCGCTGCTGCAATCTCCAATTCGTCTTACAGCAAGGGACACAAAGGAAAGAGAAAGAAGAAAAAATGATTACTCGTAAATTCGATCGAGTACCCTCAAATGACCCGAGAAATAGCGAGCATCCGGTTTCTCTATTGTGGACTGATAAATTCCCGCAATGTGGTGTACGGTCAGCACTTCCCGAGATTTTCACTAAGAAATGGGATGATTACGCTTATCTAGATCAAGGATCGGACGGCGCGTGCGTGGGATTCGGTACTTCAGGTGAATTAGCCGCCGAACCAGAGTCGGTAAAGGATATTAGCAATACTTTTGCACTTCAGTTTTATCACGATGCACAAGTAATTGATGAGTGGCCTGGTGAAGATTATGAAGGCACTTCAGTTCTAGCCGGAGCGAAGGTCGCTGTTAATAGAGGTTATTACAGCAGCTATCTTTGGGCTGATAACGAAGCAGATATGGCACGTACCGTTTCTAATTACGGACCGGTAATTATCGGTGTCGATTGGTACGATGGCATGATGGAGCCTGATTCTAAGGGCTTTTTGCATCCAACAGGTAATGTAGTCGGCGGACACTGTGTAGTAGTCATCGGTATTGATGCCGAGAACGGTTTTTACACAATTCGCAATTCGTGGGGACAGTATTGGGGTATCAACGGCGAGGCTAAGATTTCTCGCGCTGATATGGCGACATTGATCGCTGCAAATGGAGATGTTTGTAAGCCTGTTCGAGTTCCGCTCGATCCAGAGCCTACTCCTCCGTCACCTCAGCCAACTCCTACTAAGAAATGTTCATTCTTTGAGAAGCTATTCAATTTAATTGTTACTGGAAGGTGGGGTTGTGACCAATAAATCGAGACAGCCAACAGTACAGAAGGCTGTGGGTAATCCGAATAAGGGTCGCCCAGCCTCTATTATTACTCAGGTAAAGAATACTGGTAACCGCTTTGATTCTAAGCCAATCGAGCCGGGACCATCTGACGAATCGTAATGAATGTAGATAGCATTAACAATGTTTTCAAAGCATCGTTTTGGCACAATCGAGAATCTGACGGTGATTCGATTTGGGTGCTAGCAGATTTGCGACTAGATGTGTTTCATGTAATTGAGCTGAGAATGCAAAATGTGTGGGCACCTGAATCGAACACTGATCAAGGAAGATTAGTAAAAGATCAAGTTTATTCTGATTTAGAATCGTTGCCGTACCTTATAATTCAAACATTTAAAACACGAACAGACAGAGATGTTCGCACTTTCACAAGATACGTCGCGGATATCTGGTTGCCTGACGGTACGTATTATAATTCTAGAATTATGAAGTGGATGTCTGATAACGGAATTACAGATCACGGTATAGGAAGCTAAGGAGGAATTGTGTTTGCAATTATTGCAGTCATTTGTTTTGCATTAGCATTGTTTATTGCGTCCTTAGGACCAATTAGTTTGGTAACTCTAGGTCTATTATTCGTGGCCGCTCACTTAGCGTGGCCAATCCCTTTGAGACGATAACTAAAAAGGAGGGGTCGGAGTGCCGATCGTTCACACTTCGACCCTTCCCGAAGGGGCCGAATTTTCAGCCAAAAGAGCAAGAAAAGCAATTAACTTCATTGAGAAAATGACTGTCCACACTAAATCGACGTGGGCACGTAAACCATTCATTCTGGAAGATTGGCAAAAAGGTAGTGCCAAAAAGAAAGATGATGGCCAATGGGAATTAGAAGGCATTATCGCTCCGTTATTCGGAACAATTACATATTCTGAGTTCTGGGGTAAGTGGGTACGCCAGTACAACACAGCATGGATCGAAATGGCAAGAAAACAAGGAAAATCAGAGCTAATTGCCGCTCTAGCCTTGTATTTGCTTATTTATGACGGTGAATGGTCGGCAGAAATCATTGGTGCTGCTTCGGATAAGAACCAGGCATCGGCGGTTTTCAATGTTGCCCGTGACATGATTAATCTTTCTCCTGCTCTTTCTAAATTGAAGGAAAAGGGAGATCTTGAAATCATTGACTCGCGAAAGAGAATTCTCTATCGACCAACAATGTCAACTTATCAAGTTGTTTCCGCCGACGCAATGAGTAACCTTGGTGCAAACCCTTATGCAGTACTGATTGACGAGGTATTGGCGCAGCCTAACCGTGATCTATGGGACTCACTCGCACAGGGATTCGGAACTCGTCCTAATCAGATTATTATCGGAATTACGACTGCCGGACCAGATAGAGAGTCATTTGCTTATACTGAGCACCAGCACAGCATTCGGGCAGCGACTACCAATCCTACAATTGATCCTAAGCGGTTCTCTTTTGTTGCCTATGTGGACGAAGAGGCTGATTATGAAGATGAATCTATTTGGTATGAAGCAAATCCAGCACTCGGCACTTTCTTTGACATTCAGCAGTTGAGAGATGAACTTAAGACTGCTAAAGAAAAGGGTGACTATGCCGCTCTGAACAATTTTCGAATCTTCCGACTGAATCAATGGGGAAATGACGCCAATAGATGGTTGGATATGACAATTTGGGATCAGAGTGAAGAAGCGGCCGGAATGTTTGACCCTGATGAATTAAAGGGAGTGCCTGCTATTGGGGGTCTAGACCTTGCATCCACTCAGGACTTAACTGCGTGGGTATTAGTATGGCAGACACCAGAAAAAACGATGATCAAGCCTCATTTTTGGGTACCACGTAAGACTTTGGGTAATCGTCATCGTAGAATGCGTGAAAGATTCCTTGACTGGGAAGCAAAAGGTTGGTTGACCATTGTGGAGAGTGATAGTCACGATTATGGTCTAATCACACAGCATATCCTAGATGATATTGAACGATACAACATTACTACATTGGGATATGACCAGCACCAGGCACCATCAATCATTAATCAGGTTGAAGGTAAAACTGATGTGCTTTGTATTTCTGTTCCGCAGACAACCACGCGACTAAATGCTGGTTCCCAGGAATTAACTAGACTTATGGGTATTCGTCAATTAACGACTAACCAAAATGGAATGATGCGCTGGATGGCCTCGAATGCCAACTATAAGCAGGATTCCGAGGGTAAGATCAAGCCAGATAAGCTGAAGTCGAAAGCTCCTATTGATGGGCTTATGGCTTTGGTTACTGCATTAACTGTCCTAGTAGGACTTCCCGAACCTGCTGAGGCTAATTTGTTTGTATTCTCGGACAATGATTTGTTCGGAGACGGTAAATTTGATGATGACGATGATTGGGACTAAGGAGGTAGGTTGTGGGACGAATTCGAGACTGGTTCTTTGAGCCACGATCTACCGAACCTAGAACCATTGAATACGATCCTGAAGTAGGATTAACTAGAGACGCATGGGAATCAATGCCACAGGAATTGCGAGCAGTGCTCCCATGGAATGTCTATGGAAATGAAGATGAAGGTAGCAAAACTAACAGCGGAGTTTATGTAAGTGAGGACAGTGCCTTTAAAATGGGTGTTGTTTTTGCTGCAATTACGCTTATCGCTGATGGAATCGCTGCATTGCCACCAAAGGCTTATAGTTTAGGTGCTGATGGAAATCGTATCGAGCAAGACCTTCCACAGTGGATTCGATCACCTCACCCTGAAATTCGTAGATTTGATATTTTCAATCAGCTATTAGTTTCAGCCCTTTCTTGGGGAAATGGTTATGCTATTCTGCGTCGCCGCCCAAGTGATGGAATTATTGTTGGTTTGGATGTATTAGATCCAGCAGATGTTACAGTGGAATGGGACCCGAATAAGCCAGGATATCGACGCTATCGCTTAAGTGGCACCGGCCCATGGCTTACTTCTTATGATATCTTCCATATTCAGGGTCCGACACTTCCCGGTGCAGCTTCTGGTATGTCAGTAATTCATTATGCGAGAGAAGCAATTGGATTAGGACTTACCCTAGAAGAATATGGCGCTCGATACTTTGGGCAGGGCTCGCAAGCCAAAATCGTTTTGGAAATGCCGAACAATGTAGATGAAGCAAAAGCCAAGGACATTGTACGTACATTCGAACGATTCCACAGAGGAAAGAATAATTGGCATCGTCCAGCGATTGCATCAGGTGGCGCTAAGATCCACATGATTACCATTCCGCCGGATGACGCACAATTCTTGCAATCACGTGAACACCAGGCAATTGATATTGCTCGATGGTTCCGTGTCCCTCCGCACCGCGTAGGAATTGTAAGTGCTTCTACGTCATGGGGTTCTGGATTAGCGGAACAGAACATGGCAATGCTACAAAGCACATTCGGTCCATGGATTACCCGATTCCAAGACGCACTTAGCATGTACGCTCCTGGTGCTCAAGGATTAGGAACATTTATTGAATTCGATACCTCAGCACTATTACAAGGTACATTCAAAGAGGCAGCTGATATTTGGGTTGGTCTATTTGAGAAAGATGTGGCTAGCAAGAATGAAGCACGCCAAAAGCTAGGACTACCAAAGGTCCCCGATGGCGATAAGTTCTTCTCTGAAATTGCATCGGCGCAACAGCAGCAATTGGCTAAAGTACAAGGTGACGCAATGGCAAAGCAGAATCCTGCTAGCCCGCCGCCAAGTGCTCCTAAGTCAGGAACTGATTCGCCGGGCGAGGGTGGTCGAACTCAGCAAGAGGATAAACTCCGAAAGCAGGATGAGGCAAAGCGCTCTCTTTTAGATAAACTAGATGAGGAATTCGAAACCGCTGTAGAGTCTCGATTTAATAAGGTTCACAGTAAGCAGAATGGTCAATTCGCTTCGAAAGAAGGAATGTCACCAGCGACCGATGAAAGTAAAGCACATTTCAAAGAGGTCACTGGCCGTTCTATTCCTCCGGCATGGACAGATGTACATATTGCCGATAATCTAGAAACTGCTGACTTGCAAGTTTTGGGACGTGACGCAAAGGGCCGCCGACAGGCTTGGTATTCAAAGGAACACACAGCTCGTCAAGCCGAAAAGAAATTCCAGCGTATTAAGGAATTGCAGCCTCATCTAGGTAAGTTGGATACTGCGCTTGATCGCGATGCATTAGTGAATGATGAAGCAGGAGCATTAACTCTAATTCGAAGAATGGGAATGCGACCTGGTTCAAATGCTAATCGCGGTGCAAAGGTTCAAGCTCATGGTGCCACTAACCTAAAGGCAAAGCACGTGTCATTTGATGGTGATACCGCAATTCTTGATTTCACTGGTAAGGACGGTGTCCACATTGTACTGAGAACAAAAGATCCAAAGGTTGTAGATGTTTTACGCAGTCGAAAGATTGGTAAGGGTGATGAAGATCAATTGTTCAATACCAATGAGGATAAAGTACGTCGGTACATGAATGGCGAGGGTGGAGTACCAAAGGATTTCTTGCTTAAGGACTTGCGAACCAATCATGCTAATGTGGTTGCTTTACGAGAAATCAAAAATACGACTCCTCCGGCAAACAAGCCTGAATTCTTAAAGAAGCGTAAGGAAATCGCTACTAAGGTAAGTACCGAATTAGGAAATGATCCGTCAATGGCACTTAATTCTTATATCAATCCAACAGTATTCACACCATGGGTTAAGGACGGAGGGTGGATCGACTAATGTATGAAGCACATGTTTTCACGCGTGATGAAGAAGAAGCCCTTTTACAGGAATGGTTTGAAACTGTTCATTTTGATGAGGAATCAAAAGGCATTCCAGAACTAGATCCAGAAGTCGATGATGAGGAACCTCAATCGAGATCAGCAGATCCATCTACTTTGGACTTTGAAGATCTTATGGCAGAGCTTAGAAAGCGCGACCCTGATAACCCTTTCTAGAATGGCACTCTTTGCAGTCCATTGTGGAGAGTGCCCCAAAGAAGCGAGGCAACCCTTACAGGGACGCGAATGGACGGTTAACTTCTAAGGATAAAGCTGTTATTGATATTCGGGAACAGCGCATCAATACTAAGCATGATAACAAAGGACGATTTGCTAAGCACGCTAGTACTGCTACTCATTTAAATAGCGAGCATGATAAAACTGTTGAATTCTCACAGAAAATGCTTGATACTAGTGCACCTACTAAATTGTATCCAAGTCATGATAGTGGTGATCCCATTGATAGACAATTAGCAGCTTTAGCTGGCGAACGTGGATTTAATGCTAAACCTACTAAGGGTGATATCGATAAAACAATTGCTGATGGCGGATTAGAAATTCATAGAGGAATTGTTTCCTCTCAGACTCATACTTCCGAATCCATTGAGAAAGGTTTCAAGGATGGCGAGTACGAGCCTGGTATGGGTAACTATGGTAATGGATTTTATTTCTCTACCTCTAAGGGAATTGCGCAGATGTATGCTGATGCTCCAATCGCGAGAGACGGGTACAATGCGAAATCTCGCCCTGGTGGTCGCTTAATGCGTGCAGCACTTCACAAGGATGCAAAAGTCGTAGAATACGAAGATTTGCTAGCGGAGCGCGAAGAATGGTGGAAGCAGCATAAAAGCAATGTGGATTGGGATATTTTCTCGAAGAATTTTAAAGCTGATCCCGGTAAGATCCATCCTGCATTTACTGATGCCACTCGAAACCCTGGTGCCTTTGCCACATTGATGGGTTACGATGCAATTCGAGTTAGATTGAAATCACGTAGAACCGACAGAGCTAATGCTGCCAGAATTAAGAGACGAATTGGTAGCGATGATTTAGGTGACGAAATCGTAGTCCTAAATAGAGGAATGGTGGTAGTGGAATGACATTTACTCCGGAGCTGAGCCGAGAAGTCGCAGACATTATCGGACATGCATGGGTACCACCATCCGAAGAGGACAGAAACAAGATCATTGATGCGATGTACGATGCTGAGACTTATGACGATTTACCAGAAGATATTAAATCTCTTTTAGATAGCATTAAGAATCAACCGATTCCTGACTATTATGGTCCTGGTTTCCGTAAAACAAATTCGCGTTCCGAATCACGAGCATCACGAAACTCTACAGTAGAGCGTCGGATTGTCAAGCAGGCCAACATCTGTGAGCGATGCCGATTGAATAATGATCCTAATAATGTCCCTGTTCATCCTAACTGTGATTGTGATGTAATTACTGATTCTATTGAATCGGGAGTTGCTGATCCACAGAGCAGATTCTTCAATCCATTGACGGCAAGACAAATTGCTATGGAAATGGTAAGTGCAGAAGAGGGAATTGAGCTTCCTGCGGGAATTCAGTTAAATCCGGATACCGTATCAATTCTCGAAGGTGAGAATGTTAGATTTGCTGATCTTGCCCGATGGTTGGAACAAATGCAACCTTACTTAGAAGAGGGTGCACAATATCTGTCCATTGTGGTCGATGATGATACCGATGAAGCTGTGCAACAAGTTTCAGATACATTAGAGAATGTTGCTTCTGGATTAGAAGATATTCCGGAAGCACTTCGCCATAAGAAATTATGGTTTGCATTAGCTAAGGCGGTAGTGTTCTAATGAGTAAAGTTTATTTGCTTCCGATCAATCGATTGAATATTGATGACCTTCGGAAAGCCTTTAAGAAAGCCAAGGCAGATGCCCGTGGAAATCAAGCGGTGTCTACTGTGGAAGGAGGAAAGCAGGATGACTCAAAGACTGCTTGAGCGCCGCATGGTTACGGGTGAAGTGGAATTCAGAGCCAAAGGTTCAAACAATTATGTTGAAGGATATGCCTCTGTTTTCGAAAAGCGTAGCGGCAATCTTGGTGGCTTTGTTGAAAGAGTTAAGCCAACTGCTTTTAATAAAACAATTCAAGAGGCAGATGTCCGTGCATTATGGAATCATGATCCTCAATATGTTCTCGGCCGAACTGGTGCCGGAACACTAGAACTGTCCATTGATAACAGTGGACTCTATTATCGTTCTTTACTTCCAAACACGAGCTATGCCAACGATTTGGCAGCCCTGTTGGAACGTAGAGATGTACGTGAGTCGTCATTTACATTCTTCAATGTACAAGATTCTTGGGATTTGACCGAAGAGGGATATCCGCAAAGAAGTCTTATTGAAGTTGGATTAATTGATGTAGCTCCTGTTACATTCCCCGCTTATCCAGATGCCACTAGCGGGGTAGCACGCCGAAATGCCTTAATGGGATTGGCGAAGCGATGTGGCATTAATGGTTGCGATGTCGAGAATCGATTCGATACTGATGACGCAATCAAGCAAGCTATTGCAAGACTTATTGAGCCGGGAGAGTCCACTGAGGAAAGAGCTATTCTTCAGCCGGAATCAGATGATACCACTCAGCAGAATAGCAAGCTAAATAGAGAATTGGCGCTTAAGCTTTTGGCTGAAGATCAGCTAAAAGACTTCGAAGAGTTTCAATTCTAAGACAGCCGGATTGAAGCCACTGTCACTTTTATATTGGAATTTTAACAGAAAGGATTATCTGTAATGTCAGATAACCTACCTGCCGAAACTCCGTTGCTAAAGCGTCTTAACGAACAGCGTATTGCTGCTGCTCACGCTCGCAAGGAATACCTTGAGCGTGCTGCTACTGGTGAAGACCTTTCTGCTGAGGATAATGCGGCATTCGAAAAGGCGTCCCGTTCAATTGACCACTATGGTAAATTGATTAAGGACGAAATTGATCGCATTCAGAACGATACTGATTTGGCGGCTGCTTACGAAAGCGGAGTACAGAAGCTGAACGAGGCTCGTAAGAATGGCGATCGTCCAGGCGAAGAAAAGCGTACTGGATTAGCGCAGAAAATGCGTGACGACTTAGCGGCATCACGTCGCGGTGAAACTCGTAATGGTGGAGCTTACCAGGAAATTCCGGAAACCCGTGACTTGGTTGTTGGTGCAGCCGTTCAGGGTGGTAACACTGTTCCTGTTACTTTGGTAGAAACTCTTTACCAGCAGTTGTTTGACGATTCTGCCGTATTGCAGGCTGGTCCTACTGTATTGCGTACTAGCTCAGGTGAAACAATGAAGCTACCTCGATTGACTTCATTGGTTGTTACTCCTGCTGGTGCAACATATACACAGGCTATGTCAAAGGTTGCAGAAGCCGGACCGATTATCGAGGGTGAGCCTCGCTTTGATCAGGTGCAGTTGGACGCTTATAAGTATGCACAGTACACTCAGGTTTCTCGTGAATTGGTAGAAGATGGTGTGCTTGATATTGAAGCCCTTTTGGGTCAGGTATTGGGACGCAATCTTTCTAACTTCATTGGTTATGACCTAACCCTTGGAACTGGAACCGGTGAGCCTCGCGGTGTGCGTACTGTTGTACCGGCTGGAAACAAGGTTTCTACTGCCGCTGGTGGTCTATGGGATACTACTGACTTTGACAAGTTCTTTGACGTAGTAGGAAAGCTAAAGGCTGCATACCGTCGTAATGGTAAGTGGCTTGTAAACGACGCTTCTTCATTCTCACTTCGTAAGTTGAAGATGGGTTCTGTTTACGCTTGGGAGCCGAACCTACAGCAGGCTGGTGCTCCTGACACATTCCTTGGATATCCTCTATTGACAGACCCGAATATCCCGGTTGCCGCATCTAATGCTGGTGTAACTGCTCTGTTCGGTGACTTCTCAGCGTACTACGTACGTATGGTCAAGGATGTTCGTATCGAATGGTCAATGGAATTTGCATGGGTTAATGACCTGCTATCTGTTAAGGCTGTTATGCGTGCCGATGGTGACGCAATTGATGACAATGCTTTTGCTGGTCTGAACTCTATTGTATAATCCTTAATCCTATTAGGATCGCTAATTTAATAGATGTGAACCGTGCCCAGAATCTCACGACTGGGCACGGTTCACTTAGGATTGGGGAGAGAGATGATGCCATATAGATATATCTTAATGCCGGAACTTGAACCTGATAATGAATCGACTAAGCATAAAATCTGGCGACGAGTCTTTTACTCAATCGTTTTGACTTCTGTAGAATTTTTCTTTGCGGTCGTAGCAATTTTAACTGGAATTCCAGTATTGCTCGATCCAATTGGCCTTTCGCTAGTGCCAGGGAGTTTGACACAACTACTTCCATTTTGGTTAGTTGATTTGTGGGGGGCACAATTCCTGCTAGGCGGAGGTATTACGGTTTGGGGGATCGTAGGAAGCGATTTCAGGGTAGAACAGATTGGAGTTTTATTTCTGACTACCGGTGCTTTTGTTTATACACTTGCACTTATGACGCTACTTCCTGGTTCCTGGGTAGCATTCATTACCTATATCTTATTGGTACTGACAATGCTCGCTCGATACTGGGTATTAGGAAGATTAATCAAGCTCACGGGAAGGCTTAGCAAGCGTTTACGTGACCGGCGTGTAAAGGAGTAAACCGGTGCTGGACGCGGGTACTCTGATTGCTCTTGGCGCTATGATGGTTTCTCTTTTCGGAGCCTTAATTAAGTTCATTGACCGTAAGAGACAACTTAATAAAGAAAAATCAGAACTTAATAAGAAGAATGCGATTTCCGAAGTGGAGCGCGATTCTATTGTTGTTCGTGGCGCAGAAGGTGCCCTGCTACTGATGGAGAGAACATTGAAAACCGCGAATGACGAATGTGAAAGAAGAATCACTGAATTAGAAGAAGAGATCACTGATCTTAAATGTGAGAACTCGAATCTTAGAAGTGAACTTCGCGAATTACGTACCGAACTAAAAGCATTAACAAGAAGGGTTGATAATGGCTGATAATCTAACTGATGCCGCAGAAAACCTTGCGTTGAATTTCTTATTCAACAACCAAACTGCAACTCGTCCAACATTGCCATTGAAGCTAAAGCTAATGACAGCAAATGGAAACGATGCTTCGGCCGGAACTGAATTGTCAACTAGTGGTGGTTATACTGCTGGTGGATCGACAGTAGTATTTGCTGCTGCATCTGCTGGTGCAGTTGCTACTAGTGCTGATGTTAGTTGGACTAACATGCCTGCTGCAACCATTGTTGGTGTTGAAGTTTGGGATACTGCGGGTACTCCTGTGCGACTTGCCTATGGTGCATTGTCTGCGAGCAAGACCACAAACTCCGGTGATACATTTACAATTACTGCCGGACAATTGACTATGACATTAGCGTAAGGGATGTGATCGCTAATGGCGAGAGTTTATGAGGCAGCGACTAGTAAAACTACTGGTGCAGCAGCCGGACAAATTCTAAGTATTACAACAGGTTCACGCCGAGCATCTATTCTAGAAATTGGTGTTTTTGCGACTA